GCACGGTTTCTGCGCGGGCCGCTCCCAGAGGTTTTACTGGAAGAAGCAAGAGACGGGGGTCTACTAAGGGATGGATCTCGCTTCACTTTCCCACTGTTTCCACGCTTAACTGGTGGCTCACGAACCTCACCCTGAAACACCGCTGGTATGGCAATTTCAGTCGGCCCGTTGGCGAACAGTTCTCCAAGCTCATCCAACACCGTGGCGCTACGAATTCGGTCTACTAGAGCGGATATCTCCGCTACCGGAATGCGCGTACGCCACGATATGGCCTCCAAGCCTACCTCATAATCGAGTTGGGGCCAGCCTCCATAATCCTCTAACACGGTGGCTAAATAGGCGTAATACGGCGCGGTTTGATCAATAAACCCACCCACAATCGGCTCAGCTCGCTGCGCAAACTCTAGAGCCTTAATACACCAGTCTGAAACGACAGGTGCACAAGGATCTAAGGTAAAATAACCAGCAGCGCGGTTTGCTAACGCTTGCGCGTCAGTAACCTCTTTTGGAGCAAACGATATGTGCAACTTAACCCAGGTACGCATAGGGTCCTGTAGGGACCCATACGAATCGAGGCCAAGATTGTAAAACACCCGACCGAGGAAGCAGATATGGCCGCTAGTCCTCCACTCACATTTGAGGTTCAACCCCAATCCACGGGCGGACTCCATAAGCCAACGAGGCTGCATAGGTGAAGCACCATCATCACCGCCGTAAAGCCCCAGCAAACTATAAGCAACAGGGGGGGACTTACCGGCGAGACGTGCAGCCGCATAACTAATAAAAGCATTAAGGCAGGAATTCCCGTCCGTGGTCAAAGGGGAGCCAGATAAGCGCGAGGCGCGAGGTGAATAAGGCAAACCGCAAGACGTTGTAGCACTCGGATTGATCTCAGCCGCTAAAAGTTCAGCCAGGTCGTGGTAATGGTCAGGGCCTACCCAATACAGATAGAGCGCACGTTCAATTTTCTCACGACACCAATAACTCATGGTACCATCAAAACGTGAGAAGTCCGTTTCTGACAAATCCACAAACTCAAGGACGAGCTCGGATAACAATTCAGCTATCTCTTTAGGTTTCTTACCAGGCGCATACCAACGCTTATTGCATAGGACATCGCGCTTAAAAGCATACGTGTATGCAGAAAGACGTAAAGTATGCGCAGCCCCCACAGTTGATATATTGCGGGGGTCTGAGACCTTCTGGTAGGATTCACCTTTCATAAAAGCTTCAACCTTGACTGGCTGGACCTCAGCG